AAGTAATCAAGTATCATTATGTGTAACACCTAATCATCGTATGTGGGTCAGACCTAGATGTTCTACAGATTATAAAATTGAATTAGCTCAAAATATTTTACATAAAAGAAGACATTATAAAAAAAATGTAGAAGATATTATTGTAGATCGTAATGATAAATATTTTGTCTATAATAAAAATAACAAAATTACGCATTTTAAATTATTTTTACCATTATCAGATGATGATTCAACAACAGTAAATTCTGAATCTAGTTTAAAATTTACTATTAGTGAAACTCAAAGCTCGTTATCATCTTCTAAAGATAATTTAAAATTTAAAATAAATCAATTAATTTCTGAAATTCAAAGTAATTTAATTGAACTACCTATAAATGAGATTTTATTCAATGATATATCACAAAAAAAATCATTGAACGAATCAAAACAAATCATAAAAATAAAAGAAATAAAAGAATCTGAAATTCAAATATTAGATATCAAATCCTGGTTATTATTTTTTGGCATATGGATAGCTGAAGGTTGTATTCATAAAAATAATAATTATATAGTTTTTGCAGCTCAAAAACCAAGAGTTAAAGAAGCTTTAAATGTTATTAGGGATAAATTAGGATGGAAATATAATAAACAAGGCGGATATTGCGATGGTAAAGATAGAGATACTTGGAATTTATTAAATCATACTTTATATAAATATTTACAACCCTTAAGTGTAGGTGTCATTAATAAATTTTTACCTGATTGGGTGTGGAATTTATCATCTGATTTATGTAAAATTTTAATTGATGGAATGATGTTAGGTGATGGTCATATAATGGTAAATGGTACAAGACGTTATGATACTTCATCAACTAGATTAGCAAATGATTTTCAGAGGTTATGTTTACATGCAGGTTATGCTACAAATATTAGTATAAAATATAAAGCTGGACATACTACAACTATTAAATCAAATATAACAAATCCTAAAAAAATAGGAACAACAATTACAAGTACGGTAGATGCTTATAGACTAACTATAATTGAAACACAAGTTGAACCAATTGTTAATGCAAAAATTAAAAATAAAAATGATGTAATGATTGATAATCATGATTCGTATATAAAATTCACAGGAAAAGTATATTGTTGTAGTGTCCCTGGTTCTGGTGTAATATATATTCGAAGAGATAACATTCCAGTATGGTGTGGTAACAGTTTTCATGGACAAAAATCAACCGTTGGTATAACATACAAACAAAAAGACATGCCATTTACAGAATCAGGAATTATACCTGATTTAATATTAAATCCACATGGTTTTCCATCTCGTATGTCTTTAGGACAATTCATTGAATGTCTAGCAGCTAAACAAGCTGCAGAAACAGGAATATTTATTGATGGCACTCCTTTTAGTAATTATGATGTTAAAGAATTGCCTAAAGCACTTAAAAAATTAGGATTTTCACCTTACGGAACTGATATTATGTATTGTGGATTAACTGGTCGTAAAATGGATGTTGAAATTTTCATGGGACCAGTTTATAATATCAGACTGAAACATATGGTTTTAGATAAAGTTCATGGAAGAGCTCGAGGACCAAAACAAGCTTTAACTAGACAACCTCTAGAAGGAAGATCACGTGATGGTGGTTTAAAAATAGGTGAAATGGAAAAAGATGCTATGGTAGCTCATGGAATGGGACAGTTTTTAAAAGAACGTTTAATGGAAACATCAGATATTACAAAAGTTCATGTTTGTGATGATTGTGGTATGTTTGCCGCTAAAGTAATTGATAAAGATTATTATAGATGTAAAGGATGTCATAATTCAACAAGAATTTCAGCTATTGTTATTCCACATGCTTGTAAATTATTATTTCAAGAATTAACATCTGTTAATATTTTACCAAGAATTCGAACAGAAAAATCTATCTACAGTAATGAATCTTAAATAAGTTATTGAATTAATCAAAAAAAGAGCTTTATTATTTTTTTTAAATTAATAAAATTTTATTAATTTAATTATTAATTTATAATGATCAAATTGGTATACATCTACCTAAAAATAATTCTGTTTTAATAAAGTACTATGTAATATTTGTTTCCAATAAATTAATTTATTATCATCATTTAAATTTAGTAATGAAATAGTTGTTTCTACATTGGGTTATGCAACTAAATTAAAACCATTAAATATAAATATAGCTTTTATTTAATGGTAAATTGGAAAATAAAGCTTACAATTAATCATATATTTCTTTATAAAACTATTAATATTTTTATATATACCATTTAATTTTGCACTAAAACATTAATTATGTTAACTAAATCTTTAGTTAACATAATTATTTCTATTACTTCAAACCGCTGATTTGCCCAAATCTTGCTAATCTAATCTTTATAGGCTATTATAAGCTCATTTAATCACCATCTAATGGAAATTTTATTATTTTATTTAGACTAGACCTATTAAAATTTAATCCGTTTGCTATATCTGAAATAATATCATATGAAGAATATTTATTTTCATAAATTCAATTTGATTATCTAAATCTGATTTTTGATTAGCTAATGAAACTCTGTAATAACATATTTTTTTTGCTTTAATCCATTTTCATCTATATATTTTTTAATATTATAAAATCTCTTACAGCTTTGTGATCAAATTATATCAATTAATCCTGTTCTATCCCAATTCCTTAATGTTTACCAATGGATACCTAATATTTTTGATGCTTTGGTGATACATAATCTTTAGTTTTATGTAAATTTATAATAAGTATTGTACTATTTATATAATTTTATGAAAAGAAAAAAGATTATTCTAAAAAATTATTATAATAAAAAAATTAAATATAATAATTAGTTTAATATAACTAAAGCAAAATATAAAACTTGTGCTAAATTTACAACTATAGTATAGATAAAAAATAGATGATATTATTAAATGTAAACAAATTCAATTATTGTCAATAAGATGATAAAAAAGAAGAATTATTATTATGGTTAGAATACGTTAAACTGAAAAATAAAAAATTATATACAATGATACAATTAGTATGATTATACAGCTAAAAAAAGAAAATAATAAAAAAATATATTAATTGGTAGTATATATAAAAACATATAAATTAAAAGATATTAAACAAAAATATCTTAATAAATGTAATATGCATTCACATACATTAGATAAAACTATATAATTAGCTTGTAGTAATTTAAAAAATAAAAATTTTAGAATTTGAAAAAATATGCTTAGATGTCTTTGTATTAAATAATTAGGAACAATTATGAATAATTCTAATAATTATAACTATATAGATATTAAATATGATAGTAAACTAATATATAAAAACAATCAGATGATTTTATCTACTAGTATCTTATTATGATAAAATTATTCAAATTTAACTGATAATATATAGTCTAAATTTGATTGTATAGATCATTTAAATAGTATTAATAATAAAAAAAACTAGACTGTTTTCAGAAGTGGAATATCCGAATAAAATAATTTTATATATAATATTTTTCAATAATTATCTTTAATTATATACACATAATTTGCTCTATTAATTTTTTTATATGTAATTAAATAATATTTTTTATGATTATATTGAAAATATTTTATTTTATCTAATTTAGTTTCTATACGATCACCTATATTTATATTTTCTTTGAATAATGGTTTGATAAACTATTTTTAAAAATATACATATAACTTTTTTTTATTATTTTAGATATTTTTAATTTATTACAAATTCCTTTAAAAAATACTACTTTAGGCGAAGGTTTAGGTTTTTATAATTTATTTATTAACTATATGGTTTTTTTGAAAAAGATATCATGCTATTCTCTATCATTTTTTATTATAACCTGATATAACATATAATTGTATTTTATGTATTTATAAATATATTATTTAAGTAGTGCTAGATTCTATTTTATTTTTATATATAATTTTTAGTATTATAACTGGCTTTATTTTTACGAGGTTTTGATAATTTGAATTACGATCTACTCTTTTTTTATTCTAGTTTTAGTACGCTTTAATGTAACTCTTTCAATAACAGGTCTAGATTTCAAAATTTGATCAGTAATTTCAGTTGCTTTTATATTATCTCCCATTATATTTACTAAAGTTTTTTGAATAAGTTCTTTTTTAAGTGGGGTTTGTGATTTAGTTATATTCTTTCTTAATTTACCATCTTGAACATCAATTACTTTTTCATCAATTGATTTAAGATAATCTAAAATAAATTCTTCATGATTTTTTTTATCAGTTGTTAATTTTTTTGTTTTTTCTTTAATATCCTTCAATAAATCATCAATTTCCAAATATTTTTTTACATTTGTAATAAATTCTTGCGAAATTTTTTTTTCATTTTCAGCCATTATAATATTTAAATTAGAAATTAATCTTTATTTATTAACACAATGGTTTAATATTATAATCAGGTTCATACGTGCTATTATTCCACGGACTAACACTAAATTTAGGGTTTGGAATTGTTCCGCGAATATCATAACTTGCATTTTTTAGACTTTGACCAACAGTATTAATTCCTATTATATATCGTTCAGTATTAATTAATTTATCATCATTAATATTGAATTTAGCTTGTGAAAAATCAGTATCAAACCATTTTTCATTAATTTCTTTTGGTAAATAATCTTTAGCATTATATTTAGAAACATTATTTTTATTAGTATTTACAAGATCGGCTGTAATCCCAGGTACATCTGGAATTTTAAATGCTTGAATTAAATCTGCACCTATACCATCATTAACTTCTGTAGCTTTAAAATCATTTACTGGTTTAATATTTGGTGTAGCAGATTCTTCAAGGATTTGATTTAATAGTTCAGGAGAAACATCTCTATCAGCTAAATCATACTCAAATGTTGCATTCTGCGAAGTGGGGATTGTAAAATCTTCTATACAACGATGTAATTCATCTTCTGGAATAACTGGCGAACTTAAGAAATATATAAGTAAACCTAAAACTATGGTTAATAATGGAATTAGGACTAAAGGATTTTGTATTGTACTGCCCATATGATATATTAAATAGTAGAAAAAAAATTTAAATTTATATTTTTATAAGATAAATAATAGTAATATTTATGAGTAATATATAAAAATTTATATATTACTCATAAATAAAACTATGAAGTTTTCAATAAATTTTTGTTAAAATGGTATTTTTTACTAGTTTAACAAAAATTTCTCTATATTAATATATATATCTTAATGAAAGATACAGAAAATAAAATGTATTATGATAAATATTTAAAATATAAATATAAATATAATATATTAAGAGGTGGTGAAAATCCTAGTTTTACTAATTTGGATCTTAATTTTACATATGGGACCCTATTAGCTATAAGTGGATATGTATTTGAAAGCTTGGATACCTCTAAAAGAGGTGAATTCACTTTAAATAAGAATAACTTAAAAGTTAAGGGCGATAAAGCTTTATATTGGTATAATAATAAAAAGTCAATATTTCAACTTTTGAATCAAAAAAAAACTGATATAGATAAAGAATTAAAAAAACAATTTGTGTCTTTTACCAATACCTTGGCAAATTATATAAAATCGAATAAGACTATAACAAATAAAGAAAAAAGTGAAATTGATTTAGAAGATCAAACTCAAAATACTAATCATATAAATAATATAATAAATTCTATTCAAAAATATAAAACTACAAGCAAAATTTATAAGTGTGATAAGCTAACAACTCAAAAAGATAAAATTTTAGAAAATTTAAAAAATGAGCTTGATCTAGTTTTAACAAAAAATATAACTGCTTTAGCTCTACTTCAGGAATATAATACTAATTGTATTGACTTAGATATTATTAAGCCAGAAAACTCGATAACTAATATTACCAACATATTTAATGATATGACCCTCATAAATAAATTTGTCTCAGCTTTCCAAACTATTAATAAAATATATAAAATCAATAATCCTAACCAAAACAATCTGTCGCAACTATTTTATTTATGTTTAGCAAGACCTTGTGATTTATATGATTCAAATAAACAAGATGAGTACACAATAATTGATATAGATAAATTATTAACTACATATTCTAAGTTTTTCGAAGATTTGAAAAATAAAAAACCTGTAAAAGACCAAATAATCACTGAAAGTAGGAGTATGGTCCAATATAATAAAAACGACTGATACAAGTGAGATAGATTTGTATCTATAGATTGATATAAATCTATTTTCATAATTTTATAATCAATAACAAAATTTTTATACTAAATAAAAATTGAATAAAATATTTAAAGAAAAAGATTACTCTATAAGTATTTTATGATAAATATAGATAAATATTTGGATTTAAGTGATGAACAAATTGATAATTTACTAATGGGATTTGAATTAGATACAAAAAATGATGATAATTGTAATAAATCTTATTGTAAACATTGTAAAAGTTCTAACTTAGTAATTGATAATATAAAGGGTCATATTGTTTGTACAGATTGTGCAGTTGTCAATAAAGAATTTTTAGATGAAAATCCTGATATTATTAATAATGATCAAGATAATACAATTATTTCACGATATGGTAATCCATCTAATTTTTTTTTTCCTAAAGCATCATTGGGAACAAAAATTGTTTCTAAAGGATATAATAGATTAAGTTTATTACAAAAACAAGGTCAAATGCCTTACAAAGAAAAAAGCTTAATGGATGTATTAGACATTATTCAATCAAAATGTAAAAAATATAATATTACACAAACTATTATAGATAGTGCTAAGATATTATATAAAAAGGTATCTGAAGCTGTTCATAATAAAGGTAAACGCAAAGGTAAAAATATTATAATGCGGTGTATAAATAGACGTGCTATGATTGCTGCCTGTTTATTTCACGCATGTAAATTACAAAAAGAAACACGTAGTCCTAAAGAAATTGCAGATATTTATGATTTAGAAATAAAACATGTCAATAGAGGATGTAGAAAATTTTGTGATATAATTGACTCTAACACACTTTTTTATCAAATAAAAAATTCCCAATCTTCAGATTTTATAGAACGTTTTTCCAAAAAATTAAATATTGATAAAGAATATATTATAATTATTAAAAATGTAGCAATTAATATTCATAAATTAGATTTAGCTTCTACACATGAACCCCCATCTATAGCAGCTGGGTGTATTTTATTAGTTGCGCAATATTATAATATTCCTCTATCTAAAAAACAAATATCAGATATATTTAGTATTTCAGATGTTACTATTTCAAAAACATTTAGAAAAATTTGGCCTTATCATAAAATAGTCTTAAATAATAGAATTACAGATTTAATTCTAGAAAAAAAAAATAATATGAAATATAAAACTATTGAGAACTCTGAAAATAATTAATTTATAAAACTCCATTTAGAATTTTGTAAATTAAATTACAAATAATTTAAATATACATTTTTTAAAGGATTTTATTAATTAATTTATAAATTAATTAAATATCCGCTTTTTTTATTTTTTTTAAAGAATTTTTAAAATTCTTTACAATTTCGCGACCATCTTGGATTTTATATGTTACAGGAATTTCTAATTTTTGCCTTTTTCCAATATAAGTATAAATAGTTTTTTTACTTTTTCTTGTTGATTCACAAATGCTAAAGGTAATTTCAGTTTGAGGTTCAGCTGTTTCTCTAAAATATTTACTAAGAGCTTTATTAGCTGCTTGATATGGTGTTAGACCTGTAAATCTTCCTTCGAATTCTTCTTTATTTGGTAATTTGACTTTAAATGATCTAATTTTTTTTTCAGAATTATTATCGGTTGATTCTACAACCTCTTCATCCTTTTTAGGACTTTGTTTACCTTTTCCACCAGTCTTCTCTTTAATTTTTTCTTTACCCTTACTCTTACCTTTGCCCTTTGTAGGTGCAACAGTTTCATTATTAGATTCATTCTTACTATAATTTTCTACTTGTCCTTTTTTTATTTTAGTTTTTTCTATAACTTTTTTAGGTTCTGTTTTAGAAGGTTTACTAGATTTTGGTTTTGCACCAGACTCTTGAACTACTGGTAGGGCTGTAGTTTCTGTAATAATAGGTAGTTCTAGTTCAGATTTTTCTTCTTTGGTAATTTTATCTATGTCATTAGTAAGTGGTGTTAGTAAATTTTGACCTTCTACATCAGGTTCAACAGATGTATTAACTGTCATCTCTTCATCACTTTGTTTTTCCAGGAGTAATTTATCAGCAGAAACATCTTTTAATTTTTTTTTCATACCTTTCATTTATATATTATAATATATAAAATATTTTTTTAAATCAAATACAGTAAAATTTGTTTAAATGCGTTTAAAATAATATTCCTAATATATTATTTTATCATAATTCGTATTCGTTTGAAAAATTTGAATATTCTGTAACTATTGTACTTTGTCTAGTTTTGACAAGTTATCTTCAAATCTATAGGGTTCAAACAAACCCAACATTGAATACTTTTCCTTTAAATTATTGTAAATTCCTAATAATTCTAAATTATTTAAATTATTTATATTATTTATATTTATATTGGCTTCTATAGAATTTAATTCATCAATAAATTTGGTATTATCTTCAAGACTATTCCCATTACTAGAAAAATAATGATTTGCTACTGAAGTTTGAAAATTAATTATAATATTTTCAATAAAACTATTTATTTGATATAACAATTTTATTTTTATAATTTCATCATCTTCTAATTCATTTTCTTCTGAATTTAATTTGTCATTTAAATGTGCAAAATTAATTAGTTTATTGCATGAATAATCTTTAATAATATAATTCATCTCATAACCTGATTTTTTATCTTCTATTCGAATATATATAATTGAATTGAGGTCAATTATAAATTCAATAGTAATTATAGGGAATCCCCCTAAAGAAATTTTATTAAATATTATTTCTTTAATAAGAATATTTTTAGAAGCTATTTTATTTTCACCTTGAAATATTTTAATTATAATATTATTATCACACGACATATTAGTTGTATATTTTTGATTTCTTTTAGCTGGTAAAGGAGTATTTTTAGGTATTATTATTGAATATGTACCGTCCATTAGTTCAACACCTAATGATGCTGATGTTACATCAACTAAAATTATATCTTCAGAATTTTTAAATTTATTTTCAAGTAAACCAACATATATACCTGCACCTTCGACAATAGCATATTCTACTTTAGGATATATCCAAACATTATGAAATACTTTTTTTATTATATTTTGAATATATGAGATTTTATTTGTTCCTCCTACTAAAATAGTATAATTTATATCAGGATATTTTTGTGCAAGATTATTTAGTAATTTTTTAAATTTTATTAATATTGTATCCAAAAGCAATTCGAATTTAAATCTTGATAAACTATATGTTATATCATTACAACATATATTTGATAATTTAATTGAATATAAATCTAAATAAGATAACTTTTCTTTTATTTTTTGAGAAAAATTCCATAATTTAGTTTTTAATTCATGATCCATTATACTAAGATTATGAGTATTTGTAAAATCATCTAATATTAATTGTGTTATATTATTACCACCTAAATCATTCAAACCTTCGCTATGTATAACTTCAAAGAATAAATCTGTTTTTTGTAAAATAGTAACATCAGTTGTTCCTCCGCCAATATCTATAACTAATATTTTTTCTTCTTTTTTAGATGAATAATTTAGACCATAAGCAATTGCTGCCGACGAAGGTTCATTAATAATTCGTATAACATTAAATCCTACATATTCAAGTGCTGTTTTAATTATTTTTCGTTGAATATCATTAAAATCAGATGGAACAGTTATTACACATTTAATTAAACTATCACAAGTTTGATTTAAAAATTCAATATCACACATAAATAATTTATATTCTGTGACTAAAACTGTTTTATTTTTATCAGTATTTAATAATTCATTTTTATTTTTATTTGATAATAAAACATGTTTTTTAGTTGGTATATTAACTGATTTTTTAATAATATAATACAAATGACCAAAAAATATAATAAGTAAATCATAAATAGATAAATTACAATTAGATATAAAATTTGTATTTAATTCTGGAGACATAAAAGATTTGTTTTTTTGTCCATCATTGATCGATGATCTATAGCTATTAATTTCGATGTCAGTATTAAAATCCATATATTTATTGATTTTTAATTTAAAATTATCAATAATATCAGTAATATGGGATGGTATATAATTACCACAATAAATGTTAGATTTATCAATTCCTATTTTAGATGGAATAATATTATTAACACCATCGTGTATTATTTCAATTTTGTTATTTATACATTTTGATATTAAAGTATTTGTTGTTCCGAAATCAATACCTATTAATATATTATAAGGAGTATTTAGCATCAAATTACTATTTAAATATAAATACTAATTTATATTTAAATAATTATATTTAAATATAAAAATTGTTTTTCTATTATCTTTATACATTAACTTCTATTATTATGGAAAATACATATGTCTCTATCTTATATAAAAACAAGAGAATTAATATTCTAAAATTCTTATCTGAATCGAATACCACATTTCAAAAACGCCTATCTTTTATTAAAAAATTAGAGAAATATAATATTCATATAGATGAAATAGAAAATTTATCTATCATTTGGTATTATATAAAATATAAAAATTGTAAATATGATAATTATACTATGAATAAAATTGCAATTTATGATAAATAAAAGTTAATTTTGCGGTTTTTGTAAAACATAACGGGCGTCATCCCATTGTTGTAGATTAATATAATTAGAAGAATCAGTTGGACATACTCTACAAGGAGAATTATTTATACACACTGGTGGTCTAGGCATAGGAACTTGCCATTTACTAGTATTTAAAATTGTATAATCATTTTCCCAATCATTAGGTACTTTATCACCAATTGGTTTAAAAAAATCTTGAGGAAGGTCATTTGTTATATTAGTATTAATTGTAATTTGACTTTTAAGATTTTCTAATTGTAAAATTATTTCTTCTAAAGTAAACAATTTAGAATCTAATTTGAGTTTAATATTTTTAAGATCAATATCATTTAAAACTTTATTATTATACAATTCTTTTATTAATAAATTATAATAATTTAATAATAGTTTATTATTTACTATTGGAGATTTTATAGTATGATAATTTTCATTTTTTAAATTATTAGCTTCTTCAGATTTTGGTGGTATTGTATCATTTGTAGTTGATAAAGGTTGTAGAATATAATTAGAATTTGTCATATTTGATTGTGTAACAGAGGGAATATAGGGATCAAGAGGTACATAAGAAACAGAAGGGACAGGAAGAACAGGAGGGATATAGGGATCAAGAGGTACATAAGAAACAGAAGGGACAGGAGGAACAGGAGGAACAGAAGGGATAGGGTGAATATAGGAACCAAGAGGTACATGAGAAACAGGAGGGACAGGAGGAACAGGGGGAACAGGGGGAACAGGGGGAACAGGGGGAACAGGGGGAACAGGAGGAACAGGGGGTACCGAATCTACGGGATTATAAGTTTCAGTAGGAGTAAATAGTTCATATTTTTTACAATTTGTAATGACAAATTTATTATTTAAATAATTATATACAGAATCACTGGCTAAACCCAACATAAATACTGTAACTAAAATTAAATAAACATCTTTGGGTTCTGGTTTTTGTGGGAGAATTTTTATTAAAGAATAATATATAATTACTAATACAAGGATATATTTAAATGTTGTATTGTAGGACAATGAAGTTTCCATTATATATAATAATAGAAATTTTATTTATTACATATAATTATTAATATACTTATTATCAATAATAAATTAATTGTATATAAAATACAATTAATAATAAAATATGGTTGAACTTCTTTATTAATATTAGTTAAAATAGGAAAAAGTAATTTTTGCAAAATATATGCATTTTCTGGATTATTAATTACGATTATTATTTTTTCTAAAATATCTTTAGTAAATTTATCCATTTATTATATTATAATTTATGGATAAATTTTTTTATATTAAATCTAAAAAATTTGATAATATAATATGTTATAAAGCTTTTCTACTATATATCAATAAGAATGTCCATAAATCCTATTTATTATACAGAAGACATAAAAAAAATTGAACGAATTGAATTTACTATTTTTAGAAATAAAGATATTAAACAATATTCAGCAATAAGTGAAGATCCATTTGGTATTAATTTATCAGAATCCTATGAAAATTATGAACCGAAAAAAGGTGGTTTGGTAGATTTACGGTTAGGTACTTGTGATATATATTTACCATGTATGACTTGTGGTGAAAATTCACTTGAATGTCCTGGGCATTTTGGACATACAGAATTAGCAGAACCTGTATTTCATTTTGGATTTTTGAATCATTTAAAAAATATTTTACAATGTATATGTTTAAAATGTTCTAATATTTTAATTGATAAATCCCAACATAATATTAAAAAAATTTTGAATAAAAAACCTGAATTTCGTTTTAAAGAAATTAAAAATTTAACTAAACCAGTTAATTATTGTTTTTATTGTGGCGTTCCAGTATCTAAAATTAAACGTGAAGTTAAAGATAATGGTTCAATCAAAATTATAGTTGAACACACATCTAATGAATCTGTAAATACCGAAAATGAAGACATCCATAATATTATGAAAAAAATAAAAGAAACTTTGAGTCCACGCGAATGTTATAATATTTTACGTAATATATCTGATCAAAATTGTTATCTTTTGGGTTTTAATTCTAAAATTCATAGACCTGAAGATTTAATTATTGATAAATTTCCTATTCCCCCAGTTATTATTAGACCAACTGCTAAGGTAGATTTTATGTCAGCAACTACAATGGAAGATTCATTAACTCTAAAAATATCTGATATTATAACAGCTAATAAACGTGTACGACAACAGATTGAAAAAAATGTATTATTTAATGAATTATCAACTTATAATCAAGATATATTCAATCTATTACAATACCATATAGCTACATATTTTGATAATGAATCAGTATCGCTTCCAAGAACTGAATTTAAAACAGGAGGACGTCTAACTAAATCAATAAGTGATAGAATTAAAGGTAAAGCTGGACGCGTAAGAAGTAATTTAATGGGAAAAAGAGTCGATTTTTCTGCACGAACGGTAATTACATCAGATCCTTATATTAATATTGACCAAGTAGGTGTACCTAAAAAAATTGCAATGGAATTAACAATACCCGAAGAAGTAACACCATATAATATTAAATATTTAACTGAATTAGTCAAAACTGGTCGAGATAATTATCCAGGGGCTAATTTTGTTTTACGCGTTATGTACAAGGATAGTAAAATAGATATTCAAAAAATAGATCTTAAATATAGAAAAAAAGCAATAAGATTGAATTATGGTGATATTGTTGAACGTCATATAATAGATAATGATTATGTATTATTTAATCGACAACCAACCTTGCATAAACCTTCAATGATGGGACATAAAATACAAGTAATTAATAATGATAATTTAAATACATTCCGAATGAATGTATCTGTATGTAAACCATATAATGCTGATTTTGATGGAGATGAAATGAATATACATTTAGGACAAACAATTCAAGCACGAAATGAAGTCAAACGTATTGCAAATGTCCAATATCAAATTATTGGATCTAAAGATTCTAGTCCAATTATTGGATGTCAACAAGATACATTATCTGGAGCATATATGTTATCAGATAAATCTGTAAAACTTAAAGGATGGGAAATAGCCAATATTTTATGTACTACAACTTCAGAAACTAAAACTCAAATATTAATGGATAAAGAATATACGGGTCATGAAATTTTTTCTCATATAATTCCTAAAGGTATTAATATATTAAAAAAACATGATGATACAATAACATTTCAAATAGATAATGGTATTTTCAAAAAAGGATTTTTAGACAAAACATTACTTAGTTTTTCAAAAAATTCTTTAATTCATTTTATTTGGGATAAATTTTCATCAAATAAAACAAGAAGATTTATAGACGATACACAAAAATTAATCTTAAATTATTTATTATTACGAGGACAAACTATTGGATTCAAAGATGCTTTACTTGATGAAGATATGCATAATAAAATAGATCAAATTGTTAATACACAATTGTTAAAATCTAAATATAATATAACCCAATTTGAAAATGATATCAAAGGCCTTTCTTTAGATATAATTGAAACTACATTAATGGGAGAATTAGCACCCATGCAGGCTAATATTGGACAAATATTAATGTCCCATTTAAATTCAGATAATTTTTTTTGGATAGCAGCCAAATCTGGTGCAAGAGGGTCTGCTACTAATATAGCGCAAATTAGTGGAGTAATAGGTTTATTAATATTAAATGGTAGCCGTATTAATAAATCTATAGAAAATAGATCTATGATTTATTTTCACAAAGATGATGATACCCCTGAAGCACGTGGATTTATAAAAAATTCTTTTTTGAAAGGATTAGAAGGCCATGAACTTTTTATTAATGCTTCAGCAGGACGTGAAAGTTTAATCGATACTGCGATTAAAACAGCCCAAACAGGATATATTCAGAGACAGTTAATAAAAGGTTTAGAAGACTTGTCAATAAAATATGATCATACCAATAGAAATGCTAAAGGTATTATTATTCAAACAATTTATGGTGAAAGTGGTATTAATCAAGCTACACAAACTGAACTTTTATTAAAAATAATATTAATGGATAATGAAACTATTGAACAAAATTTTGGATTTGATCAAAAAGAATTGGATAAATTAGCAAAAACAAAATTCAAATCAATTTACAAGGATAAAGAGATAAAAACCTCATATGAAGCAATAGCTGAATTTAATGATAGATACATTCAAAAATTAAAAAAATATAGAGATGATTTAAGGAATATTCAAACAAATGCATTATTAAATTATAAAATTATAGAAGAAAAGTATGTCTTACCTGTAAATTTATTTCGTATTATACAAGATTACACGCACCATAGAGAATGTTTAGAATTATCTCCTATGGAAATTATTCAAGCTATTGAAACATTTTTAACAGATTATGATAATAGATTAATCACATCATTAAAACCAGGCGATAAATATATGATAAAAGATGATAGGTGTATGAAATATTTATTAGAAATAGCATTAAATGAATATTTAGCTCCCAAAAAATGTATATTTGAATATGGATTAACTAAATCTGAATTTATTCGCATGATGGAAGAAATAAAATTTAATTTTATTAAAGCTATAGTTGAACCTGGTGAAATGGTTGGTATTATTGCAGCACAATCTATAGGCGAACCTACAAGTCAATTCAGTTTAACTGCTAACTCTAAAATTAAATTAATTAGTGTATCATCTGAAAGTAAAATAACAGTTATTTCAACTGAAATAGGAAAATTTTGTGATAAATTGATAAATCAATTTCCTGAATTAACATATCAAACAAAAAGTAATTTACCTAATAGTATTGAAACAGATATTAGTAAATTACCCATACAATATTATATTATCGGTGTTAATTCTGATGAAAAAACATCTTGGAATAAAATTTCTCATATAAGTCGTCATCCTGTAAATGGAAATATGATGAAAATAATTACAAAAAGTGGAAGAATTGTTCATACTACACTGGGACATTCGCATTTAATTAGAAAAAATCAAACTGTTCAACCTATTCTAGGATCTAAAATTAAAGTAGGTATGCGAATTCCTATAGCAAGATATATAGATTCTATCTATGATCAACAATATATTGAATTTGATAATAAACAATATGAATTGGATTATTTATTAGGATGGTTTATCGGTTTATATTTAGCTAAAGGATATATTGAAAATAATAAAATTTATTTGAAACAAATTCCAAATAGTTTTATTAAAAATATTAAATTAATTACTGCTAAATTTAAAATTGATTCAAATATAAAACATAACATAAATAGTGATATTACTGATGAAATATCATTAAATTTGTTACCAAAATTTATTTTTAGCTTATGCGAATCTAAAAAAAAATATATACCCGATATTGCATTTTTAGCACCTAAAGAATTTAAAATAGGATTACTTCAAGCTTATTGTGATTCTAATAATATATTTGATACAAATAAAATTGTAATTTATAGTTTAGATGAACAATTAATTACAGATATCTCATTTTTATTTGCTTATTTTGGTATTTGTGGATCTATATCAATATTATCTAATAATATTCCGCTCGAATCATCAAAAAGTGCAACTGAAATTAAATATTTCAATTCTAGATTCAAAAACACACCTTTAAAATGTACAACAACAAATATATATACATTAAATTTTGATGCAAGATATGCAACATTGTACAAAACTAATATCGGATCATTATTATATAATGATAAATTAAATGAACTTATTGATCATTTACAAAATTCATATAACTTAGCTAATGAAATTGATAAAATAAATGATTTGTGTGGTATTATTATGCACTGTAATAAAATCTTAAATTGTAATATAACAGTTGATGATAATGATGAGCTTAGTAGACAACAATTAATTAAATATATTAAGGTTTTTGAAAGTCATGAATATAAAAATAAAATTACACAAGAATTGGAATTATTAAAACAAGCTGCAGATTCTAATGTTATCTGGGATGAAATTATAGAAATAAATATTTATACACCACACCA